CTAATGGCTTCTCTGACAGTTATCGACACGTTTATATTGGGATAATTTCTCAATACCCCCATCAGACAAAGAACGACTGATATCACCATCGATAACATACTTATATTCATTATCAGACACATAGATATACTCTATTGTTTCAACAATAATATCGTCTGTTTTGTGGTGATACTCACCTTTAATTTTAAATTTATATTTATGTTTTCCTGGTTTCTTATCAACACTCACCAGAAAATCATTATCTTTCTTAAAATATGATATCGTTCTTGTTATACCGATTTTCTTAGTATCGGTTATAGGATCACCAAACTTATCTCCATCAAAATATGTTTGTTGAGCATTGACCATTTCACATTTCCATTCACCACCAACAAGTATATCTTCTGTAACTTGTTTATCATCGCCGCATCCGGATAAGAATAAGGTCGACATAATTAGCATCGCCGCCGTTATGATTCCTTTCATTTTTTCTCCTCCTGACATAACAATTTGAATAGACAACAAAAATATTCAAAGAAGATAGGTGTTGCAGCGATATTCAGCACTAATCATTGATTCCCTGAATAAAGACCGGTGACGTACCCTGGTAACAAAAATGAGTCTTCGCACACATATCAGAGCTACAGCCAGAGACATACAACACACATAAAGCAAAAATAAAATTTTAAACATTATTAATCCTAATGAGTGCAATTAACCATAATATCCATTCAAAGATTGTCAGCCAATTTTTACAAGCATAAAAAAACGGGCTAGCCGTTAAGCTAACCCGTTGATAATTCTGGCGGAGGAGGTGAGATTCGAACTCACGGATGGTTGCCCATCGACGGTTTTCAAGACCGTCCAAAACCATATGAATAACAACAAGATAAGCTAATGACTTAGAATTATTGTTTAAATCTCACACACCAAATTACAATAAGTTAGGCTAAAAATATCAGCAAAATTCTATCAAATTGCATACGCAGAAAAGGCTTATTTTAACAAAGACATTCATCGTGATTTGACTCAATCAGATATTCGGGGCTATAGTTATTGGGCACTGGCAAAATCCAGTGTCAGGATTGGCGTCCTGAATATCTAAAAGGCGCACACGCCGCGCATGCGGTTTTTTTGTGCATAACATACTGCTGCATCAGAACAATGGTGGGGCGTATGGGGGAGCCGAAAGGCTCGCCGGGTCCTTTTAGCCGGTACGCCAACCTTGTACGTCTCACCACCCATCGATTGGCGTCGTAAGTGGTGATTTTCAGACTACTAAAAGGAAAATCACAAATGAATAATCAATTATCTGTTTCAAGTCTCCCTTCAATTACCCACAATAGTCAACCCGTCATTACTACCGACCTATTAGCACAGCTCTACGGTACTGACACTGCCAATATTAAAATGAACTACTCTAGAAATATTGGACGCTTTATAACAGGAAAACATTATTTTAAGCTGGAAGGCTCAGAGCTAAAGGATTTCAAAAACAAGGTAACTCAAAGTTACTTAGTCGCACCAAGAACAAAACACCTCATTCTCTGGACAGAACGTGGCGCAGCCAGACATGCAAAAATGCTGGAAACCGATCAGGCATGGGAAGTATTCGAAAAGTTAGAGGATTGCTATTTCAATCAAAAACCAGTTACAACGAATGTTGTCTCCCAATCAGAGATAGCGCCGGAAATCTGGGATTTATACAACCTCAATGCCATCAATCACTTTTTCCACCATATCTACGACATCTACCGGAAGCAAATAAAGCCTGGGTTGATTGCGCTGGACTCCCCGATCCACTATCGATTAAATGACCAGTTTACTGATGGAACGATATTCCTTGCCAAACTGAAACACAGCTTAGAAAAACGCGCTGGGTGTGACATGTCACAAGCAGATAAAATCATCATGCAAAGGTTTTAATCCGACGACTTTCCCCGCTTCGCATAAAGCTAAGCGGGGAAAATGTTAAACTTCGTCAGAATAAACCTGTATAGATAGGATTTGAAAGGAGCCACTGATCATCTGTGGCTCTTTCCTATTTAACAACCAATGATTCAAGATTTAATTTTAGTTTGAAGTTCCTTAATTTGTGCTTGTTGGCGCTTAACAATCATGTGAAGTTCTTTAATGGCTTCTATTGTTAGTGCTGATACACCAGAATAGTCAACTGTGCAGTTTGTAACCTCTCCTGTTTCCCCTGTTGAATTACCGTCATCATCAAAAGTTTGAATGGTTCGTGTAATCTCGCCAACGACCTCTGGAAGTACATCTTTCAGTTCCTGAGCAATAACACCAGCAGAGACCTCGCCAGTATCTTTGAGAATGTAGGTATATCCACTTATTTTTTCAATTTTATCCAGCGCACCATTAATAACCTCTATGTTAGATTTATGATTCCTATCCGAAGTTTGGGTAAGACTGACGCAAGTAATATTACCTGGAGCGACAAACTGCCCTGTTTGGATGAATTGAAAGTACTTTGCACCATATTGCATATTAGTGGCTATATTAATATTGCCATACTGCTCCTGGTAAATACGGGCCAGCACTACATTTTGCCCGGCTCCTGCCATAAAATTAATAATGGAAGGCCATCCTGCGGTAATTGTTGACCTTAAATTAAGATTACCAGCTTCAATTGAGACATCTCCAGCCACCACTCCACCTGACTTACCATTAATGGAGCTAAATCTCGAATCATCTCCTGCTGCTACCGTTCCTGATGATGTACCTATATTTCTTGTTGCTGAATTACCCAGTTCTAATTTAGAACGGGCTTCCGGGGCGTCTTCTGAGGCAATAATTGTTCGCCCAAATGGGGTAAATTCAGCTGTAACAGCCTCTATCATACCAACAATATTGTTCCATGATGGCCCCCTGAACGTCGAACCGTCTGGAAGGGTTACTGTAATATCACCGGGAGCACTAAAAACACTTTGCCAGTTTTGCTTATCAAAGTTTAAGCCTCTCAAAGCTCTGGCAGCCTCTGCACCTAATTGAGCAGTAATGCTATTTAAAGTGTCGCGGGGGACATTTGTCCATGCACTTCCGCTTTGTGTTGGGCCATCGTATTTAAGTGTAGTAGTCAGTGCTGTATCGCTCTCAATACTTTTCACTGGCAATGTATACGTAACGCCACCAACTACGGCAACGATCATGTCACCAGCGGAGCTATCAGTTAGGAAGGCCGTCCCGCTTCCCGTTATTTGGTCTGATCCATTGGTTAATGTAATAGTTCCTGCGCTCATGCTTTAGCCTTATTCAGATAAAGAAAAACCCGCTGTATTTAGCGGGTTATGTATTGGCGATCGATGGATTATTAAAAATAGTTGGTAGCATCCAGAACGGGGAAGCTGACAGGCGAAACCAGAGAACGGTTCATATTCGAATCAGTCACACTGTTCATATACCGTCCCGCACCACCAGTAATGGCATTGCCTGACATCTTGATGCCACACTCACTCCATCCGGCTCGCCCTCCCGATGACCAGACTTTCATTGCCCCGACTCCGCCAACCGGGATCATTGGTTTAGCTACCGGGCAAGATACCCATGTTCCGGGATTCGTGTTTAATGATACTGTTCCGGCCAAAAGCATCGGGGCATATTTAGATGAGAAAGTACAAACACCATTGGCATTCCAGATAGCCAGTCCGTATTCGGGAAGCTCAAGATTAAAATCAGAAGAGAAAACAGCAATGTTGGCATTCACCGTTGCTGGCTGAATATTTCCATCACCGACTACCTGATAACAGCTTATCGTTTTGGTTGAATCATCAAACATCAAAGCCGCATCTGATGAACTCCAGTTAACAAAAGCAACGGCATTCTGCCAACCTGGTATTGTTGTTGGAATACTCCACGAGCCGTTAATTGTTACGTTGCCACACCAGACACAGCACCCCGCTTTAGACACATCACTAATCTCAAGATAATTAGTCGCATCAGATAAAACGATGCCATAACTTTCTGTCGTATCACTGGCACCGAGTACCTCAAATACCGCAAAACTGGGATAAATGTATTTAAAATATTCATTGATATGAAGGGTGATGACGTTATCATTTATAGCGATATTATCAACAATGATGGCACTGGTTACGTTGCCCGTTCCGCCTAACACCATTGCGCCCATTGTCACAGGAACAATATACAACGTTGAACCCGGTGTTTTATTGGGAACGGTTACGGTGATGTAATTATTACTGCCAACCTCTTTTTTATGATATCCAAGATAACTCATTGCCCGCGAGCCGGAAGTAATCTCAACTTCCTTACCTGTCACATCCGGTAATATCGATAAACCATATTCATTCATCGCAATCTACCCAATTTAGCTCTCCGTAAACCGCTGCGGTCATACACTGCAACGCCCGTGTTATCGGTTACGGCTCTCCCTTCACCAGCAGTAGAGCCATTCACTTCGAAATTACCATCCCTGAACCCAAGTCGCATACCTACTAAACCGGAGACATAATTATCAGACTGAAGGTAATTAGAAATTTTACCGCTATCAATTGAAGCATCCTTAATCTTTGCGGAAGTGATAGAGGCATCCTGAATAAATGCATCACTAATGAATACCTGACCATTTATAACCGCGAATGGTGAATATTGGTTTTCATTACCTCCACTCATTAAAACAAATTGATTAGCGTTAAAACCAATCCGGGTTACTACTGGTTTAGATGCTTCAGCAATTACGGCAATCGACATACCAGCACTATAAAAGACATCATTTATACGTACACCGGCCCTTAATGTATGGATTGCTGAGGCTCCGTAGGAGTCAACAACAGCCGTCAATTTATCTTCCAGTGTCGCGGTAACATCATCAATTTCGGCCTGAACAGTTGTACTTAACTCAGCCAGTCCCCTATCGACCTCTGCTATCGTGGTTTTAACTATCAGGATATCGGCTCGCACTTCGCCATGTTGCGCCCATTGATGCTCTACCGTTGCATTATTCGCTAATGCGTTTTCGATAATCCCTTCAATGTTAGTGTCAATTTGCCGAGTAAGTTGCTCACCATCGTTAGAATTAAGGAAATCATCTGCAATATCACCAAGATAATCATCAGCGTTATCATTGGACATTCCCCTTATCCAGTCAGTCCACCCGGATTCATTTCCAGTCTTATCGACTAACTGAGCACGATACCAAAACTCCTGGCCGGCACGTAATCCAAGTTGAGAGTATTCTGATGAAGGGTAAGGAACATCGGACAACAATAAAGGATCTGAAAAGTCAGAATTTGCCGTGTACTGAATTTCAGTTTTTAGCGTATCTCCTGTATTAGCAGGAAACCCCCACAATATACGAATACCCCAGTTAATCCCTTCAGTCCTAAAACCAACAGGTTTGGGAGGCGCTCCCTCTTTACCGTTTAAAGCCGTTTCTTGTGAAAGCCCCCACAATGAAGAGATATCACTTGCATTTATTGCTCGTACCCTAACAAGATATCTACCTGCATAAATATTAGGTACTTCAAACCCTAACGTAGATGTTCGTGGAATACTGACCCAACTATTACTTCCCTTTCGCCACTCAGCTTCATAAGCAATCGCCCCCTCTACAGCATCCCACGTCACGCGTAATGTTGTGTTTGATATCCCCTGAGTGACGCTTGAATAGCTACTGATTAGAATATTTTTAGGCTGAGACTGTACTCCTGGAGGGATAACCGTTACTGGTCTTTCGGGAATTCGTGCACCAGTATCAATTCGAGCGTACTTATCTGGATCATGCCAGATAGCTGTAACTGAGAATTTATTACCTTCCTCTTCGGTAATATTCGTCACCCTGTATTGCTGAATTGCTAAATCTTCAGCATCGATCAACCATATGGCCTGTGCTTCGGGTGTTTCACTGAATGTTGTAGTTACCGTGATAATATTATCTTTGGCGGCTTGGATCGTTCGCGCTTCAGACTTACCAGACGGTAAGTTAAGGATCAGGCGATCACCAGCCTTACAATCAGCTTTTCGATCAGTTGTTATCTTTCGTCCATCAACAGCGCTTATTCTTCCACCTATTGTTCGCCCTGCTAATAGCTGATCTGCCACACCAATGATCTGACCAGGTAATGGGATATATCCTTCCAGTCCTGTAACGAAATTAACCGTTCTATCGTTTCGATTACTCAGAATTGCCCATCTACCACGGCGATTAGCCTCAGTCTGGCGAGTACATCCTATTGCTGATATCTCCGTTTGGTTAATACCATAACGTCTAATTAAGTCATTCTCTGAAACAACCTCTAATTCGCTTTCATAATGATTATTTGGGTTATCCCATGACACCAAAGCAGATGTATAACGGTTTTTCTGGCTGCCTCCTCCATAGTTGAAAACACCATTCTCAACGTTAGCACGGTTAAAGTTAAAATCTACATCACGAGGCATATCAGCAATTACGCAGAGTTGATTACCAGACCAGTATGTCATTCCCCTGAATACACTGGCGATATCCCGCAAGACGTTAAAAGCATCATTTTGAGACTGAACATAAACATCACACAAGAAACGAGGCTCCATACCTGAGCCGCCTCGTCCATCAGGTACAAGCTGATCACAGTATTGGGCTATTTTGTATAGTTCCCATTTATCAACTTGCGTAATATCTAATTTATCACCCAGCCCAAAAATTTCATTTAGTGCAAGATCATAAAAAACCCACGCGGGGTTATTACTGTAAGCCCATTTAAAAGAACCATCCCATATGCCATTATATTCTCGTGTTACCGGATTATATGTCGTTGGAACTCTGATGATCCGCCCCTTGGCTCTTACACTAATTAACGGAATTCTATTTGGGAATTGTTGAGCATCAAATTCAACATAAAGTAACGCGGTATTAGGATAGCGAAGCTTAACATCAATGATTTCTGATATGGCCTCAACTTTGAATTTGTCAGTTACTCTAGTCGTTGTTGAATCAGGGGTTATACGTCTGATTCTAACCAACCACCCTGTTGTTACTGATGGTAAATCTATTCTGTGGGTTCGCTGATATAATGTTGTTGTTTTGTCATCAACAACACCATTAACCATTGTTTTATATGAACCGCCATCAGTAGCCACATCAATCTCGTACTCAACTCGAGCGCCGTTAGTATCACCGTTAGCTTCTTGAGTAATTAGTGCCGGAAAACCAAGGCGAATTCGTATAGCATCAATTTGCGTGTTGTTCAGTGATTTAACCCACGGGTTTGCCGCGCTCACCTCGGTTTCCACAGTAATCTCATTACTGGTATCAGGCATTCCTTTTATGTAATCCTGGTACTGGGTGCCATAGCGCACCTCCCATTGCACACCAGAGAAATTATTTGAACCATCAGAATTAGTTAATGGTGTATGGTCTAAAAATATATTACCACTATCAATTCCTCTATCAATTTCCCCTTCAGATAGCGCCAACACAATCTTTGCTTTTGCGATAGAACGGATGCTATCCGGGGCTTCAACTGGGGTACGCGAACTCGTATCGCCGCCCTTTTGTCCGGTAATTATTTTCTGTGTCATATTTTGCCCATAAAAAAAGGCCGCATTTAACGACCTCGTTTATTATTAAGTAAATTTACTGTTTATCTTCGGTGTATATTCCTGCTGATATGACCGCACCGCCAATTTCCCGTTCACCGTAAAGAACGCCAACCGGATTTCCCTGCATCGTTGTGTTAACAGCACCACCAAAGGCGTAAGATGGCCTGTTCTCTGGCCCCTCTCGCATCGATAACCCTTTAGGTTGAGGGGAAAGCATTTGGATAACACCACCAACCATTAGCGACGCACCAGCGAGAGCAAGGCCGCCGCCCATAGTTCCCGCAGAAGAAAATGCAGCCGCTGCGCCACCACTAAAATATATAGCAGCCGCAATAATCACAGCACCAATGATTGTCTGAAGCATTCCGCCTCGTTTACTGCCCATTACCACTGGTACTATTCGTACAATTTTTCCACCAGATCCATCAGAAAGCTCATCTTTATTTATATTTCTCTTGTTTTTAAAGATCGCGAACGTTAATCCCTGACGATGTGCATTCGTCATAAACTGTTCAAAGCCAGACAGAACAGTACACATTGCCTTAATCCCTTCCTTTGGTGAAGACACATATAACTTATGCTCTTTACCAAATTTCTTCCCCAATACTCCACTTAATTGAAATATTGTCATTGGCCCGTTATCAATCGCGTTCATATAATCTCCATGCAATAAAAAACCCGCATTTAGCGGGCTGTGAGTCAATCTATGTGTGTAAGAAATGCTTTTACAAACACCCCTCTATTACATCTGTTCGTGCCTTTATCCGACTATCAAATAAACTAGTCTGATAATAAAAATTCACCTTCGTCATGCTGTCCTTTGAAATGATGTCAGCTAACTCTAAAGCATTGCCGGATAATACCGCATATCCGTCTCCATATGGCTGAATAGCAATATTGCCATATCTCATAGTATTTTCTTGCCACCCAGTCAAAACACATTCAGCAACCGTTTTTGATGGCTTCGAGGATGAATATGTTTTAAATGGCTCACCATCTCTCACCTCTCGAATTGACGAAGCACATCCTGCCAACACAATAACCACTACAGCCAGAAGTATCTTTTTCATAATGACTCTCTGTTAATTCTCATGAATCTATTAAGGCAAATAACCTACTCGTTATCTGGTCAATATTATTACCATAATGATCCATGAATTTACAGAACGGCTCTCCATCCTGACCTATCATGCTATAGCCAATTCTTATCCAGCGTATTTTATCTTCATAACTTATATTCTCTGAGAATATCTGATTAACAAAAAGCATAAAGCGAAGGAAATCGCCACCGTCCGATGAGATTTGCCCTATTTCTGAGGACATTGTCCCTGCTCGCATTTCATCAATATCGATTCCTATATCTCGCCAACGTTTTACATTTGGAATCCATATCCCCTGCCAATGCTCTGAGATTATCTTAGGAAGAAACTCTGCTGTTTTCTTTTCTATACGCCCATGCTGTTTAAGAATGTCTACAGGTGTTCTAAATTGCATTGTTGCGGAAAACTTGTAGCCATTAAGAATGTCCGCATTAGACTCACTCTTAAAACTTTCATCAATCAGTTGCTGGTTTGCTAAAAACTCAAACGGAGAAAAAGAACGAACGACATAAACAGGATCGCCAAACATGTCCCTTGATTTTGTTTGGTCGAGCCAAATGACAATCTTTTTATCAGAAACGGCATCGATTCGGCATTGATACTCAATATCACTAATGCGGGAACAGACATTCCAATTCCCCTTCGCGTCTTGGAAGTCTACGATTCCCGTCAAATAAATGCCGTTAATCAAACGAGTCGTTCTGTAATAACCAATTCTGAATTTTCTTTGCAATGATGAAATGGAAACTGACTTTGTTTTAATAACATAGGCGGTTATTTCATCCAGTAAAGGATCATCGGCGATATCCATTCCTAACCTCAGCCACACCCTCGAATTTAGGCATGGTATCAATTAGCTCTTGGTTATTCACCTGTCAACATTGCTGATAAGGTTAAGGGGCTTTATTTTGATAATCCAGATATTGATCCGTCCGTGGATGCACAACAAAAAAATGCAGAAATTGATGACGCTATCGTTAAGTTATCTATGCAGATAGAAACTGATACATCAAGAATTAACACTTTACTTCGATTCCGAAGATAATAACTCCTTATGCCTCAATACCTTAACCGTCCTATCCTTCCAGTAGCCACCATAGGGCACTCGCTGGCTCAATTGCCCGTATAAATGATGAAGTAACATCCCCCCGTCAACCAATACGCCCGCATGGTTAGCTACAGGCGCGGAAACCTGCATAATAACCATATCCCCCTCTTTCGCTTCGCCATCAAACTCACGAAACCCTGCTTCGTACCAGTGATCCATATAGATATTAGTTTCGCCAGACTCCCACCAGACTTGTTCTGTCCGGTGGTCAGGTATATCAATTCCATGCATTTGCTTGTAATAGTCAAGAATCAAGCCGCCGCAATCTGTATGACCTAAGACGAACTCGCGCCCAATCAATGGCAGTACCCCTCGTGGCTGTATCTCCCTGATATCACCTTCAGGCCATGATGCAATAATCCAGGGCAATTCAGTAACATCACATTGAGCTTTATCCAGTTCACTTGGTTGGGTTGTTGCATCTGGGTGGCTGTGACAGATACGAATGATTTCGCCCTGTTCCTCTGAGGCTGCGTAGTCTTCAGGTGATAAAGTGAAGTGTTCTGATGGTTCCGGATGGATATTATTACATGGAATATAGCGTTCTTTTCTGCCGGTCATGATGACCACACCACAAGCCTCATTAGGATAGCTGACCTCAGCATGAGCCAGAATATCCTTAATAGTTTTCTTTCGCATAATTACCGCCTGATTAATGACGAACTCGGCATTCCTCCGAACGGCAGGGGCGCATCTTTCCCGAAGCGACTCTGACAATCTTGAATTAATCCGGAGCACTCATCCTTACTGGGATCGTCAGTGGGATTACCCTTCTTATCAAAATATTTCGTCCCAGCGTAATCGCATCCTTTCCCTGTGCGATACCATCCATTTATGCACCATGCACAAATAGCGTGTATCTGGCGCCGGGGTAATTTAACCCCCTGTAAGTCGATAGGTGATGACAATGTAAAGTCAACTTGCGTGTTGGTTTCTCCGCTCCGGCAATCAATATAGAAAACCTGTTTAAACTCTTCCTCTGGACTTGCTTCAGGATTTCCGCCAGGGAAATTTTCAGCATCCAGATAGCGAACTAACGTATCGTGAATAATAACTTTGGCCTGCACCATGTCATCAAAGTACAAGCACATAGCGGTTATTACCCCGTTAACATTACTCACTGAAAGCGTTGGCTCAGCGGAGCGTCCATCAGTAGATGTCTCTATGCCTGTTAATTCGTACGGGTAAGGGTGGTATTCATTACCCTGCCAGAAAATAACTTTAGGCTTTAACTCTGCTCCGTTTTCAGCATCGGTGAGCTCTTCGGGGGTATATGGCAAGGTTTCTTTATGAAACCTCAAGATATCTGCCCCGAAAGCGGAACCGTCTACCTCAATAAGCCTGATACGCCCATCAATATTAAGTTTTTGAACATCATTTTTTATCGACATTTAATTCCTCACGGTTCAAATGACTGCTTGAACACTGCGCTGACTGTCAAAGTCGTTTCACTCAGCGGTACAACCTTAATTGGCTCATTTGATACTCTAAATAAACCTTTTTCACCAAACGGAGGTGTCCAAATAAAAGACTTTGTAACATGTCGTCTCAAGAAGTCTCTTACCATTTCAACTTCATTATTCCTTCCCGTGTAAATAATCGGCCATGACTGAGACTCAGTGTTGATCCCATCCTCAACAACTTGTTCGTAACCATCGCCAAACTGAAGTGAGCGCACTCGTCTTGAATATGTCACCTCTTGTTGATTCTGAATCTGAGTACCCCATTTAAACGTCTCTATCATGATTACCTCTTATTCATTGCCAACCAAATCATCCCGCCTTGGCGCAATTCTTTGGCTACCCCATCCTTAATGGTTTGATTAATCGTCTTATTGAAAGCCTCTGCCACATCAGCGTTATTTGAACTCTCGGAGTTATCCTTTCCACCTTGCGTAATCACCTGAACGTTGGCTTGTACATTGATGCTGCCAGAACCGCCTTTCATTCCTGATGCTGATAATCCATACATAGGAGCATTACCAACAATCCCGCCTTCTGCATACCCCTGTGCATTACGCATCATGGCATACAGGTTACCAACCCCAATATTACGAGTAGCTTCTTTGGTAAAGACAAACTCACCACCATGGACTACGCCTTTTGGCTCATATTTGCCGCCATCACCGGTATACCCACCACCGGCATACTCAGAAATATAACCACCATTCCACGCCTGTACTGGTGCGGCACCTCCAGCAGATGAACCACCAGCCATCCAACCCATAGCTTGCTGAACAGCATAAGCAACGAGCATTTTATTAATGATTTCAACAATCATTTTCAAAATGGATACAGTGAATTGCTTAAAGCTCGTTGTTCCGGTGGTCACCAAATCAGTAAGCATGCTGGACATCCCGCCAAGCGCAGATTGTGCAACGCTGCTCATTGCAGAGTACGTATTGGTTGCACTGTCCAGATACTCAGACCACCCTTTTTTCGCCCCCATCAACCAATCACCACGCAACTCGTCGTCCTTTTGATAACGTTCCTCTAATTTGGCTAAAGCCGAATCCCTGTCTTCAGGGGAGGCCTTCATCATCTTAGTTTGTTCACGTTCCCGATTACGTTGCGCGTCCCGATTACTCATCCCTGCGCTGTCTTGCATGGCAGATATTGCCGCTTCCTGCTGCTGAATGAATTTAAGTGCGGTTTCGTGGCCTTTAGCCAGTTCCTCCGCATTTTTCAATCTCCGTGATTCACTGGACTCTAATTCTAACGAGGCTTTTATCTCCTCACTTCTTGCCAGGATACTCTTCTGATCAGCGGTAAGTATTCGCTTCTCTTTCAGCTCAGTGATTTGTTGGGTGAACTCAGCAAGGCGCCTTTCCTGCTCCGTTAGCTGTGATGTTGCCCCCATCTGTTCATGTAAAGAAGCTAAGCGTTGCTTTGACTCCAGTAGCATTTTCGTAGCAGCATCATCAGTGTAAGATTTGCCTTTTGGCGTTTTCGGATCCTTATACATTTCATTAATTCGTGAAATGTTTTTGGCATACTGATCGGCACTAATAGCCCCAGCATCAAGGAATTTCTTTTGTTCCTGAATGGCTTTATTCCGCTTTTCAGCGTTAGACATAAACTGTTGATTGGCTCGATCCGCTTCCTGCTGGGTTTTAATTGCTTTATCTTCCGCATTCCGGCGTTCTGATGCGATTTTAGTTAGCCCTTCCTGAACCCCCTTCATCGACTGCAGGGTATTCATTTGTTGCTGTAATCTGGCTTTTTCCTCGTCCCGATACATATAACCAATAGCAGAGACTACGCCCGTGATTTTCATATTATCGAGAGCAGTAATCTTCTTTTGGATATTAGCGATTTGTTCCTCTGGCCCACGGCTTCTACCGATATCCAACATCGAATCCCATGCACCTTTGGCAGCATCCGCAACGATTCGCCATGCTTTTTCAAGAGAGCCAAGGCTGTTTTGAACGTGTTGGCCTTTTTCATTAACTGCGTTAGCGTATGTTTCGGTTGCTAATTTTGCGGCCTCTTGATGTTTCCCCTCTTCCTGCAATGCTTTGATCTGGTTATATGTCGCTAATGTAAGAAAATGATATTTCTCATTTAATTTAGCAATAGCCTCTACCGGATTGGCAGCAATAGCATTGAAATCAGCTACTAATTGGCCCGTCGCTATACCCGCAGCATCGCTAATATTAAGTATTGCTGTTGCCGCAATATCTAACGACTCTCCGGCAACCTTACCCTCAGAAACCAGTTGATTTAAGACTCCAGCCGCATCAGATACTGTTGATCCCGCTGCCCGAGCAACTTTAAATGACATATCAACTAATTGCCCTGACGTTTTACCAACAATATTCCCTGTCAGGATCAATGATGTATTAAACGCATCCTGTTCGCTTGCACCTTTATAATAAGCATAACCAAGGGCTGTAACTGCTGCTGCCAGTCCACCAACAACTAGCCGGGTTGGTGTTAATATCCCAATAAAGTTCTGCCCGTTCTCAACGTTATCAGATAGCGCATTCGCATTTTCAGATAGTGACTCTTCCGATTCATCTGATGCGGACTTTATGCCTAACAGCTCACGCTTTAGTGTCTCAAAAACTGCCGATAAACTATTGGATGAAGCTAATTGCTGTACCAGATCAGAACGGCCAATCATCGTAATCAGAGAATTGCGCATTCCAGCAAAATCACCTCTGACCATTTGAGCCGCCAGCATGCCAACTTCCCTACGAGTTGAAGCTGAATTATTCTTTAAACTGGAAAGCGCATTATTCGATTCAGATAATTTTTTGATATAAATATCAGCAGAGGAACTGATACCCAATTGCGCCGCTTTATACCGAAGCAATTCTTCTCTCGAAAGGGTTTGCGCCGCCAACTGCTCCTTTAAACGACGAATAAATTCAACTCTCACCGTATTTAAACGAGCTTCGGCTTTTTCTGCCTGCCCTAACTTATCTGTCGTTTCGCCAAGCAGTGCAATATAGTTTCCTTGCCCTAACTCACCGGCTCTATTCGCCCTGTTAAGTTCAGCCTGGATATTCTTTAATTTTGCACTGGCGCCCTCTACCTCTCTTATTGCGTCAATTTGTTTAAAAAACGACTTAGCTAACTTGTCCTGCTTTTCCGCCAGTTTAGTTGCTGCTGTTTCTGATGTATTTAATCGTTGAGCAAAATCACTTATCCGGCGGTGTGATTCATTCACAGATCGAGATAGTTCATCAACTTTTGACGATGTCGCTTTATTTGAATCACCAAAAGAATCAGCCGCTTTAGCTGATTTTTCCGCAGATTGCTGAAAGTTATCAAGAGCCAGATTACCGCGCTCAAGCTCACTGGTATTAACCCGAAGCGAAATAGTAGCAATATCGGACATTACGCCCCCTTATCTTTATAAACTTCGGCCAGTGCGGTACGTTCCATAATTCTGATATCTGCTAACATGGCCGCTTCATCCTCAACGTCATGAACCTTCATTAACCAGGGCAACACGTTATAATCTAAACCGGTAACCCCTACGGCTCCTGTTCGCCATTGTGTGCTGATTGACTGAAATAAAAGAAATGATGGCCAGACATCCGGCCAGACGTCGATGACCTGATCATCATAACTTTCGGCTGACAGGCCAAACGATGCCAGATCATCTACTGACGGTTCAGACGCATAATAAGCAGAGGCGACCGTTATTAGTTTTTTTCGCGATTCCCTACCATTTCTTCATAATATTTCTTCACAATCGCGGTACCTGCTTGCGGGTAGTTCTCTAACAGGATCACTACGTTTTCATGAGTGAAATCGTCAGAAAGCGCCCATCCTTCTGCAATTTGCATCACAAAATCAGCCGCTGTCGTATCCTTGATGGATTCAATTTCTGATAACTGTTTTAGTGGATGATGTTTAAACGTGAATGTCAGAACACCATCATCATCGCCAGCTCGGGGAATGGTCACATCGGCTTTAAACGTTGGTTTTGGTTGTAACTGGAATTTAGTAGCCATAATTACCTCAATAAAAAGAAAAGCCCCGTATATCGGGGCTAATAATTAATTTATGATGATTAACTCACTGTCATTGGATAGTGAGTCATACCCTGCGATTTCAACGCAACACTCAGCGTAACTAATCGCACCTGATTTTTTGTCGCAGAAGGAATACCATTAAAAGAAGGTGTACCAGACCAAAGGATAACTTCCTTCGCTTTTGGCACATCCATTTTGAAAGCTACCGTTTCTGCGTACAGATCCGCTTTTTTCAACACATCGTACAAGTCAAGCGTGTAGTCATGTGCGAAATTGTATGACTGAGTAACGGCATTTTTAAATGTTGGAATATTGCGCTGACGGGTATCACGCAGAAACTGAATCGTTGCATACTGTTGTTCGCCGCCAGATGACTCAACAGTATCAATATTAGGAATTTCCATCCATTCAGTAATTTTGCGCAGACTGCCAATACCGCCACCAACAGGAAAGAAATTCACATCACTGGTATCAATCTCTTCGATTGTTACTGTATCCGTTTCTTTCGCTGTAATTTTTGCAACAATATTGTCTATTAAGTCCCAACCAGAAGTGATTAGTACAATGTCACCAGCAATCAAATCAGTTGCAGAATCAACGGTAAACACTGCGCCTTTTGCGTTGCTTACTGCTGATACACTGATGCTGTCCGCCATTTCACTGCCAATATAAACGGCCGAGCCGTCAGGTAGGCTAAAAGCTGCCATTATATTCTCCATATTTATGAAAGTGCCGTGGACACGGCTATGATGGGTATACGTCTACCCGGTAATTAATGCTGATAGGAATGCTGTAGCTTGTGTCTTTTTCAATGCCGGCAAATATGGTAGGTTCACTGGTAACCCACCCCGTAAAACCATTGCCGGTGATTTCTCGCCCTTCTGGAAATAGCGCGGCAATACTACGTGCACGTGCACGGGGTTTTGCAGAACCAATATTGACCGGAAAAATAGCCGTTACCTGAAAAACACCAGGATAAACTTTACTTTTACCCGCCAGATCGATGCTGTATGGCGTTGCAGGCATATCATGAACTTTGAGGTATTCTCCGCTGTTCGGTGGATCAAAGCTGACATTAGGCCATGCAACGGGGATGTCTTGTTCATCCGCCCATGACCCTATGATGATATCTAAGGCTCCGGTGATATCGGGTCTCATTTGTTAACCTCTCTGGCCGCTTCATCAAAGAAATTCTGGAAGTCAGCAGCGGTTATACGCACCATACCGTTAGGCGCTTGTGAAGAATGACCAACCTCTAATTCATAGGAGTACGGAACGTTGTTGGTAAAATAGATCGCGTTCATTCCTACCCTGAAACTTTCCAGCATTAATCTGCCAGCAACTATTGTTAAGCTGCCGTTCTTATCAATTCTGCCCGTTTCCCCCTCTGGCGCCGTATCAAAACCAACTTGCCAGTTGCCACGAAAACGCCCACCGGTATAACCAGCTGGAGATTTTATCTCCATACTGTCGTTAACTCGGGCACGCTTCTTGAGCCGTCCGGTTTTGGTTAAGTTATCCGGATCCTGCCGTTGTGTTTCGTTGTAATCAAAAACAGCCTGGTTATAAGCTCCTGCAGTCGAGTTTATTTCCCATAATTCAGGGTTACCAACGGGAGACATATCGACCAACTGCGCCAAGATCCGAATGCCTGTAGCACGCACTACCGCCTCTTGATTAGCTTTGGCTTTACTAACGAATGCATTGATAGAAACAATAAAAGCGTCATTATCACTCATGTTATGCTCTCAACTGTGTGCGGTAACAAATTAGAAGAGATGCGGGTTTTACTGGGTTAGGTTCGACAATACGGTATTGTTTGCCATCAACAAGTACCAAATCACCAATTTGCAATTCAGTCTCCGCAGTAAAGACAATCCTAACATCGCCATTTATGATGACCGATCCGTCAATTTCACTGGGTTTATAATCAGTCCTGACACCAATAGCGTTAAACGCCTGATCATCTTTATGATGCTCTACACCACCGATGACACTCACTCCACCTTTTCGGGTAACGACATACTCAGCGCCGTTTTCAGTAAGTAATCTGGTTGCGGTAGCTCTCATTCGGCGGTAATCAATAGCCATACTACCCCCGCATAACGTCAAAATTAACACCGGCACCGCTACCTAGCAGCCCCCGCAGTAATCCTGTTAACCATGGGAAATAAGGAGGGCTGGCACTACTACCCTCAGCATATTGAACGGAAACCGCACCGGAAATACTCTCTGCAACGACTTCACCACCGCCAGAGAAACTGGGTGTCAAATCTGTTTCTTGGGCTTCGATAGCTAACCGGCATTGAGCCTGTATAAGTTGCGAGGGGATTCTATCTGCAGCCACCTCGACACCATCCACAATCACACCAGAGCGCGGCCACGGTAGAGCCTGTTCGGGTGATGAACGATAGCCCCGCCAATTTTGCCCTGTCAGGTAGTCCATGGCCTGAAATAGTAGTGGTTCACATTCATCATCACTTTCTGGAACGTGATAGCCGCGAGTAATCGCGAATTGCCGTAGGTCATCAACACTGGCGTAACTATTAAAACCGGGTAATGTCGGGTCTGTTATCAGCATGACAGCCTCCAATAAGAAAGGGGCCGAAGCCCCTCATGAATTAACCGCCAGCCTTCTCGCCAAATGTCACGATTACACCCGCAGTGTCTTTATTACTGGTACGGCATTTTTCCCAGTTTGAACCCGTGGTTAGCTGTGCATCAGTTGGTGACTTAATGTTACTGTTCTTCCATTGATAACCTTTTAAACCGATGGTGAAATCGTACTCACCTTGCATCATGGCTTTCAGGTTTTCTTTACCCAGCACATCTTGGGCCTTCATAATCAGTGGAGTGGTCTGTATTGCAGCCGCCGCAGAAGTTAACCCTAATGCATGCTGCAACTGTTCTTCTGACAGAGCCGGAATATCAGAGATAACAAAACGGCGACCTAATCCATCCTGCATAACGTTAACATTACCAATCTGGAACAAACGGTTTGTATTGGTTAATGCTTCATCGATGAAGTCGTTATACGTCGCACCATCCATCACCCATGACACCAGCCGGGTAAATGCATCACCCAATGGGCGAGTACCTTTATTCAGGCCACGTAACGACGGTAATACAGGAGAACCGGCAGCGCCAGAAAGGTCAACAACCATATCTGCGTTAGTTGAAATGGCTGTTTTCAATGCGCTACATGTGGTATTCAGATAATCCTGAATCATCGCTTCGGCTGCCTGAGCAGCAACAACTGATGATGCCTCCGACACATCTTTACCTAAACGTTTCATCATGGTCGGCGTAACTTGAACTGGCCCGATACGTCCATCAATTTTGACCATGCGGTCAAGAATTTGACCCAGTTCCTGAGGCGTTAATGTTTTGTCAGCATAGGCATTACGACGCTGCGCAATACCACCCAAAAGCTGCCAACTGGTTTGTTCGATATAATCACCGATGTGATCGCCATTACCCATTACCAGTGCGCCACCAGAAGCAGCATTAAACTTTTGCACTTCCTGATCCACCAGCTCAGTTGCGGCGGTAGAAACTTGCTGTTGAAAAATAATAAGAGACATTCATTACTCCTGATTGTTATCAATAATTTGACGTGCACGGCTAACTAATGAGTCAGGATCCATGCCGTTGTTATGTCCGCCGCCCCCAGCGCCAGAGTTTCCGCCACCGTTCCCCCCGGTTCCGCTGGCCTTACTACCGATAATCACGCCCTTAAAAGCAACATTACCGATGAATTCTTTTTTCAGATCATCCATGCTTGCTGCGCTAGGCTTACCAGCGCCATCAAGAATTCGCGTCACATGCTGACCATCTTTTTCTTCAATAACTAATCGTGACTTAATGTGAGGCAACATAACTGGTGCAGCATCACCAGCCAGTTCAGTGGCTAATTTCTGCGCTACGTTGTCAACCAATAAGCCCTGTAAGCTGGCATTCAACGTATCAATTTTAGTTTTTGACTGGTTTTCGGAATCAGCCAGCTTTTGCGCCCAAGACTTCTCCAGAGCGTCAATATCACCATTTTTCTTTGCCTGTTCCTCAGCAGATTTTTTGGCATCTTCCTCGGCCTTGCGACGAGCTGCCTGTTCTGTTTTTTTCTCAGTCATCAGTTCATCGACTTTCTTTTTCAGCCCATCGAGTTCGCTGGTATCCGGCATACCTTCAATGGATATTTGGTAACCATCACCTGATGCTTTGTATAAAGCCTTCATTGCAGCGTCTAATGCTTCGAACTCTTCTTTAGTAATAAAAAATTTCATCATCAACCCCGTTGTGATGTTGCAGTCCCTGACCGCAGATAATAAAAAAGCCACCCTAAGGTGGCCGTTAAAGTCCGGCGTCAATAAACGCCTGTTCGTCAATCTTTCGTAGCTGTTCCAGCGTTAGCCACTCCCCTTTATCCGTAAAGAATTCGGAAGGATGTATTCCACCATCACGCATCAACCTGGCCCGGGTTTCGCCCAGTACCTCAACCTGTCGTTTATATGGTTGTCGCTGTAACCAGTCACGGAAATTCGTTCCGGCTGGTACTTGTCCGTCCATGCTGGCCCGTGTTCCCTCTGGCATTTCATCAACATCAATTCCCAGTTCTCGCCATGACTTAACAACAAATGTCTCTGTAGAACGGCAGCAATAATGAATACGACCCGGCCCTGTTCCGTAAGGGATTTTGTGTCCGATCGGCTTGTTATCCAGCGTATACCGTAAGCAATCACGGATAATACAGGTTGGCGTGGTGCGATTATCAAGCGTACTGCGCCATTGCTTACAGTCGATAACATCCGTGTTCGCTTTCCCGAACTCAGTGCGGGCAACGGCTGCCATATGATTAACCGCCGTTTTAATTACACTCGTGGCATTCGCTCTACCAGTTTGCAGAACACCATCCTGATAATTCCGCGCTTTTGTTCCTCTCACCCTCCGGTATATTTGTTCTGTCGTTTCCCCCTGCAAGTACCCCTGACTTACTGCATTGGTTATTCGCTGCATACGGTCAGCTTCCAACTTATCAGTCCATTCACTTAATAAACGACCTTGAAACGGTCTGGCCATCGCAGAGGCATAAACTTGTTGAGGTGTTATCCCTGTGAGTGGAAAGCGTTCTTTTACGAGATCAGGGAGTAGAGAATCAAACAGACTTAATTGAAAGCCAGAGTCATAACCAATAAACTCACTCAGTTCGTTGGTTAATGAACCATACAGCCTTTGATAAATCTGCCTGTTAATATCCCTGACACTACTCAATAACGAATCTAATCGACGGACAGAGAAACTATCCGGCTCCATTACATCAAGAGATGCCAACAGGCTTGCAGATAATTCAGCATCAGCCTGATTAAGGGTATTAACCATTCGTAGAGCAACGCCATTTGAATAACGAGAAACAAAGAGCGAATGCGCAATGGATTCATCAAGCATCCGGTCGTTGACTGTTCTCATTTCCACCGCCTGTCAAATTCGGTTGCTGGTTTCTGATTAAATCTTCCACTTCCTCCGGTTCCACGCTCTGATCTATTAAACCTACGCTTTGCTGATAGCGGATAAAATCGACAAGTAGCATTTGGCCTGATTGCACCATCGCCATCAACGTATTCAGCGCCGCTGAATCCAGAGACGAAATCTCAAAGCGTTTATTGATTTCGATTGTTCCTTCCCCGCTACCGGCAAACAGTATGGCAAACTCTAACGCCCGGTTAATAGCCTGTTCTACGTTGCCAACACATAAAGAAAGGATGCTGTTATCAGTCTGAGCCTCATCACTGGCCTGTGTAGCTGTGCGAGCTGAGGTATTGCGCTCAACCAATTTCGCACCAAGCATGGCCATCTGCTTTTCTCGTCGTTCCGCTACAGTTATAGGTAGGTTTCTATCCTCGGCCTGAACGATACTAATAACGCCATTGTCTGGTAATAAAATCCCTTTTGTTGACCCGATTTTGATACCACCATCTAAATACTTGTCAGCCCAAGGTTGATTCAGCCCACCAACAGCAATCGTTGGTTGTCCGGTAAGATGTGCGATTTCTGCTATATCGGCCTCAGCCTGGTAATGCTTAATATTCACATTGGCAATATCGGCAAGCGGTGGTGCGTCAGGAGTGTGATCATTGTTACTTGCACCAATCCATGACCACGGCAACTCAGTTAATTGCTGTCCGGTACTGTCCTTAAGCTCAATCAATTGCCCTTCCATCATCCCTGTGGTGCTTTGCTGCCAGCGCCGTGAATAAGCCTTGTCATCAATAAGTCGAAGCTCAATCCAGACTTTTTGTAATAGCAATTCAAAATTATTCGGGTCGTCTACCGGTTCAACATAATGCACAACGACTAATGATGTTTTACCTGCAGTAACACGCCAATTGATAATTTCTTTTGCAGTAAAAAGCCTGAGAATTGGGCGCCCTAGTTTACTCAACGTCTGGTTACCAGAGGCGGTATAGTCAGTCAAAATACCTGCACGACCACGTTGCAAATTCTGGCTTAAAGCATCACGTGCAATTTGCGTCAGTGGTTGCCCTTCGCCGTCCGCATCACCTTCAATATCGGCAATACGTCCAGTAAGAGCTATCTTTACCGGTTTATTGAATGCCAGCCCTAACAGTCCGGATAATGTGCGGCCAGTTGCATTGATAAACGGTGCCCGCTGTTTATACGCTTTATACCGAATATCCTGCGGGTCGTCGTTTATATGGTCGCTACTGGGATGAGGTAAGTATTTTTTACCACGCTTCTTTATTTTGCGCTCACCATCAACACAATCACCGACTAATTCCCACTCTGGCAGGAATTCACGGTATGCCGGGTGGCGATAATCGATATTTTGTGTAGACATTAATATGCAAATCCTATGTTGACATCGGTTGCTGGTTTCTCTATTGGGAAAAGGAACGCAATGGGATAGCCGCCACCGTCGTTACCATGATCAAAACCGCCCTTCTTATCCGGTTCGCCTTTGTCATCGTAAATTTGACGTTCAAGACATTGCGTAAATTTAGGGCATTCATGAGTATTAACCAGCATCCGGCGCTCACCGTAGGTGTTGCACAGCATGGCATTCATGGCATTGACGCGATCTTTAACGGCTGGGTTGGTTGAGTTAACGCAGACAGAAAAGCCCGCATCCTCTAACAGAGCAATATCTGACTCACTCGCATTACTTGATTTCCGATTCTTGCCAGAAGCATCTGGATACACCGCGATACTGTGTCCTGAATATCGTTCCTCTATTTTCTTAATCATTGCCGGCGTATCGAATACGTTCATGAATTCATAAACAGCTCGGGGCAAGCCATCTCGCATCACGTAAACCACAGCAGCCATTTTGCTAACGTTGAAGTCCATACCAATATGCAAAACATCACCTGGTTGTACTGTTTCGTCAGTGTGGTTTTTCCGACGATCAAAACAGTAGTAAACAACACCCTGATAGTTTTCAAAGCTGGCTAAATATTCCTGCCTGAAAGTGCGCGGATCCATCTTCCGTCGTGCGGCTTCCAATTCCTCAATGGGAACATTACCGCCGTCGACCGACGTATACAGCCAACTCATGTGGTCAGGCTCTCGCCCATCCTGTCCGGCTAGATAAGTGTCATAACAATGGTTGAACCCTTTAGGGGTACCGATGCGTAATGCATGGCCACCGATATACTGAACACCGTCAATAGTGTATCGGCAGGTTGAAAGCATTGGCCGTAGAACTTCTTCCCATGCCTCATAAGGACAATCAGCCCACTCATCAATCAGAACAAAAAATAAACCTGAACCACGCAGATCATCATAGTTATTCAAGCCAACGCACCGTATAACATGACCGCTATTCAGAGTGATTGATAATTCAGTTTCGTTTGGTTTAGATGCCCGCCAGTGAACCGGTATCGCCTGCTTTAAGCGACGCCAGAAAACTCTCTTAGCCTGTTTCTGAGTTGGTGCGCAATACCAGATTTCATCCTCAACACTGACATTCCAGCGTTGAGCCAATCTGGCCGCTCGTCGCATTTCTGCTTTACCAAGAAATGTCTTACCAAATCGACGACCGCACACAGCATCACGAAAACGCGCTTTCGGCTGCCATCCCCAAACATAAATATTTGCCTGTTTTGGGGTCAGGCTTACCGCACCTTCATTATTAAAGGATTGGCGAGTCAGGTGTAGGTTCATCAGGAGTTAGTGCCTGTAATTGATAATCGTCTTCTAAACCGCCAGGCTTATCAGATTGATTTAGCTCTTTGCGTAATTGCTCAATTTCAAGTTCTGTTTTCTCTGTCACCGTATTGCGGAAATTAGTGTCAGCTTCGATTTTCGGCACCTGAACATGCGCCAAACTCTCAGCTACGCGGATACCACTAATAGTGCGTTCCAATGATTCAATGCGGACAGTGTTGCGGTGCATGGCTTTGTATGCCGCGCCGATATTGCTCATTAATAACTTTCGTTTTTCTTCTGTCGGCTCATCCTCCAACTCAGCTTTCCAGCGGCCTATATTCTCTGCGGCGGTCAGGTTGCCTGCACGTAACCAAAAAAGTTCATCACTTAATGTCAGTGATTGCGCATCTTCGCTGACAGCATCAGATAGCAGCATTCGACGACCATAACCGCCGTGTTTTAATGCGTGCTGGTTTCCTTTCTGGAATGGGGGATGATTCGTGACTACTTTCCGTTTTTGCTCGGGTTTCGTTTCTTGTGGTTTTTGCGCATTGTCACTTTGCGCACTCTGCGCAATTTCTTTCTTAGCCTTTACCGGTGTTGGCTTATCGGCTTTTTGCGCAGTTTCTTTGCGCAGTTTTGGTGTTTTATCTTTTTGCGCAGTTTTTTGTGCACCAACCTTCTTGATGTATCTCCGCGCAGTATCATAATTCAGTCCCTGCGCTTCACACCATGTTTTGGGGGAAATGCCGGTTTTGGCATGATCGGACAGGAACCGTTGCTGAAGCTTACCCCAGTCCGGTTTTGCCATTGCTTAATTCCTTACGAAAATATTCCTACAACCCTTGCTTCTGGAAATGATGTGCATCTTCCCCCAGATAACCATTGGCGATGTCACTGTAAAAACTGGGTGTCTTTGTGTTGGTGCATTATCAGCAGGCATTGTTGCTGATTCGGTTATTTCAACTAACCCGCTCTGAACTTGAAACGTTCCCGTCTCTACACCAGTAGTTAGCTGCTTCCATCCTTCCTCACGCTTTAAATCAAAGTTTTTCGTTGCCATTTTTTATCCTAATACAAAGTCAGGGGTTGCTGGATTAACAAGGTATTGCTGCGCTGCGGTAGGTATCTCGCCACGAATAACATCAATAAAAAAACCGACCTTTTTGGTCGGCTCTTTGATAGTGTTTCCTTTTTCGTCATACTCTCCATCGTTGTTGTAGAGAGTCCCACGAACCGCTATTTCTATTCGTAGCGTTGGTTGAATCCAGTTATCACCATCCAGCCATTCCGGACAACATTTGATTGCAGTACGCTCATCTGGAAATCGTAAATATCTCATCAT